AAAGGCTTTCTTTAAACTTTCTGGAAAAGAATTAAAAGATTCTAAAAGTTGTGCAAGACTTAAGAAAATGATTAAGAAAAAAGAATTTAATAAAAAAACAAAAAAATTAGAAGAAAAATTAGTACCCTTTCATTTTAATGTTTTTGAAAAAAATCATCTTTTGGAAGTTATTAAAAACAATACTTCTAAATAATTTTAAAGGTTAAGGGAGAGTGCCTTAAATCTCTCCCATAATTTACAGGAGAAACAAATGATAGTTAAAAGTGTAAGATATTTTAAAACAAATAGAGGTGTAGGATATGAAGCCAAAACTAATAAAGGTTCTATATGGAATGATGGTAATGGTGGTGCTACCTATTTTGAAGCTAACTACCCTAAATATAATAACAAAGACTTTTCACATTTAACAGAATGGGATTTAGAATCTATTATAGATGATTATGAAAACTCTTAAATAAGAACATCTTCTGGAGTTATATAAAGAAGAACACAACGACAGTTAATAACATTTTTAGCTCCGCCTCTTGGGTCTCCGGGATATGACATTGGTAAACCTCCAACTAGAAAATCCTCGTCCATAGGTACTTGTGTTCCACTGACTGCACTATGTATTCCTCTGGTTCTATCATCATTGGTTGCTAACCATTGTTTTTGCATCTGAGGAATATTCATAGACTGTGCAACTTTCTGATTGGCAAAACTTGCGGCATTATGAGTTTCTGTTCGTGCTATGGTTGCACTTCTATATCTACTAAATGCCATTTTGTCTAAGTTTCTAATGTCCTTTGCAATTAAAGCAACTCCCATAAATTCATCTGTGTTTAAAGCAATTATCTTATTTATATATCTTCGTGTTGTTTCAACAATTCCTACAACTTTTGTTGCTCCTGTTTCTCTAACATAATCTTGGTAAATTTGTTCAAATTGTCCTTCTTGTTTTTGTAACTGATTAAATATTCTTAATCCAAATGCTTCAATTACAATCCTGTAATGATTATTCATTAATTTATAAAGTTCATTGATTGCTTCACTAAATACTGGTGCAACTGGTAATTGAACCTCATAATTATCAGCATAATTATTAAATAAAGTTTTAAAAAAATTGTTTAATTGATTTCTAAATTTTCTTTCAAAGCTTATTCTTAATCTTGATTGAACTCTAAATTCTTTTCGTATATTAATTCTTCTTCTGGTGCCAAAATTAAATTGTTTTCTTTTGGGTTGAAG